CCTAATTCACAATCTAATGGGATTCTACTATACTACACCCTAATTCACACCCTAATACACACCCTAATACACTACCCCTAATACTACTATACTACCTAATACTATACCATCACACCCTAATACACACTAATACACACTACTCTCATTCACCCATATCCCTATACCTTAATACTACACACACACACACACATATATATATACACGATTTTGTAAGGTGAATTTTCACCTTACAAAATTATTAGCTATTTACTATTTTTATCTTATCTCTAGTATCAGAATCTACTATAAATCTAATAATGTTCCATAACTTTTTTACTAATTTTGAATTTGAATAAATAAATATCTCCTCGACTGTATCCTCAAATTTATTTGTAAGTACTTTATTTATTTTTTTAAAAAGAGAAATAGGTGCATTAACTAAAGAACAATCATTAAAATATAAGTGTACGTAACCTTTTTTTTTATTATATTTATGTGAAATTTTTAAAGAATTTTCTACTTCCTTTATTATCTTATCTATAAATAAAGAAACATTATCTTTAGTAGTTTTAATATCAATAAGTCCTTTAAGTGTAATAACTAAATGTCCGTATTCATTCATATCATGACTATAAATATTTTTATCCAGAAGATCTACTACATTAGACATAATAATTATATATTACATTATTTTTAATATATATCAACGAAAAATTGAATTTAAAAAAATAATAATATTATACTAAAATATTTAAAATTATACATATGGATACACAACGTATTTCACTGACATGTGCCCCTGGTGGGGAAAACCACAGAGGCAACCAATTAATTGGAGTTCCACCAACAAAAGGTTCTGGATTAAAATATAGCGATTTAAAAATATTATCTAATGAATTAAAAAAAAAATATGGGAGTAAAGTTGAATTATATGATCTAAATAAACTAGGAAATATTAATACAAATTTATTTAATACTTTATCAGAAGAACATAAGGCAAATGTCCTTATTATAAGAGACTATGCTAAAAAGTATACTAAAACTATATTTAATGAATGTATGTCTGATGAATGGGATAGTAAATATCTAGATCCAAACAAGTATAGAAAAGAAATTATTAATGGTAAAGAAGTTAAAATAAGAGGAAAAGTTCTAAATAAACATGCGAGAAAAAATATTTGTTATGTAAAGAAATTAAATCAAGAACCCAATTATATTGAGGGAAAGGGTAGAATTGTTGATCTTGAAACAAAAAGTACATTAAATCAGGTTGTTGATAATCTTATAAATGAATTAAATAGTATTTTAATAAACAGTGGCTCTAAGAGCAGAGTTGTAATTAATGTTGTTGAGGGAAATCACTATTATAACCTTAAAAAAACCGGAATAGGTTTTCATGGTGATACAGAAAGAGTTGTTGTTATATGTATCACTATTGGCGGGGGAGGTAATTATCCTATGCGTTGGAGCTGGTTTATTAATGGAAAACCTAAGGGAGATCCAATTGATATAGGTCTCAATGATGGTGATTTATATATTATGAGTGAAAAGGCGGTAGGTGCTGATTGGAAAAAAAGAATAATTTATACTTTAAGACATGCAGCTGGTTGTGAAAAATATATATCTATGAAAAAATGGGGGATAACAAAAGGTGAAACAAAACAATCAAATAAAAAAAGTACATCAAATGATTACAAAACAAAATTAATTATAAAAGAATTTAATGTATCTAATACAAAAATTAAGTTGGGTTTAATTGTAGATAATAATATTGATCCAGATATTATTACATACGATATGTTAGGAAAAAGAATATGTGATTTTGAATATTATAATATAAAAGATAATGGAAAAGAAATTAAAAGTGGTGTATACTATTTAAAGTAATAATGTTCTTTATGGTTTATGTTGGATATAGCTTATTAATTTTATATATTATTTATTTTATTTCATTTTGTATTTGTGCTTGCATAACAATTATTAAAGAAAATTCATATTCACTAATGACATATCTACCATTAAGACAAAATAGCAATAATGAAAACTTACATTTTGATATTATCAATAATAATGAATTAAGTCCAATAATTGAAATTTAATTTTTTATAGCTTCTTTTATATCAACAGTTTGAGATATAACTTTTTTTATACTTTCAGTATTTTTGTTTTGTGTTTTCAATGTTCCACCACCCATTAAATTTTGTACCATATTATGCCATTCTATATACTCACTATTATTACTTAGATAGTTAGGATGAATTGCCTCCCATTGTTTTAATTCAATAATTTGTTTTTTAGTAAGTTCTTGAATACTGTTATCTAATTTTTTATTTTGTTGATCTTTTTCCCACTTGTCTGAATCTTTAATATAAAACTGAAGTCGTTTTTTATCAGAACAATGTATTGGTCTTTGAGTAGCTTCTAAGTCTGTTAGATGTTTAGTAAAAATATTACTAATACCTTTAACATAACCATGTTCGTTTGTATACTTTAAATCATCTAACGAAATTTTAATATTATTTATAAAATCCTTTAAGCTAATAGCTTCTTTGCAATGTTCATTTAAAAATACATTAATAGATATTTTATTATTATTATTATTTCCTAATCTAGGAATCATTTCATTTTGAGAATTAATAAGTTTTTCTATTAATTCTCCTTGTTGAGATAATGTTTCTGTTAATGATTTAAGTGTATTATCAATTATCTTATTATCATTATTTGCGACTTTTTTGCGACTTTTTTTAATTATATTATGCTTTGATGTTATACCACTGCATTTTTTTTTATGTCTAGATAACCCACTACGAAATTTGTAATATTTTCCACAATTGATACATTGAAATTTGTTATCATTTTTGTTATCATTTATTACGACATTTGATTTATGTTTAATTGTTAATAAATGTTTTTTATAATCAAATTTATTACTACATGTATAATTACAAAATAAACAATTAAATTTTTTTTCATTATTTTTTTTCATTTAATGTCAACTTATAATATATTTATAAAAAATTAATTTTAATTATATTTCTTAAATGTTACAAAAAATCAAAAAATCGCAAAAAATCGCAAAAAAAATGAACGTTTTTGAAAATTTATTTTTATATTTTTACCTTCATTATTGTAGTTGTATAAATTTAATACAAATAGACTTTTAACTTTTTAAAAATGTTACCATTTTTGTTATCATTTTGTTACCATTTTAATTTATGTAGGTAAATCTTAAAAATTATTTTTCATATTGAGTATTCCTTTGTTGTAGTACCGCTTTTTGAATTAAATTTTAGGTGGCGACTTTTTGTTTAAAATGTTACCATTTGTCGTTTTTTTCTTGTTGACACTTTTGATAATTTTGAATTTCTTGAAAAATTAATATGTAGTGGTGATTTTTCAGAGAATTAAAATTATTACTCTTCAATATTGTAGATGATGTGTAAAAAATGTAACTTTTTTAATAGAAAGTTTTATAAATAATAGAAAAATGGACATTTTTAAAATGTCCAAAATTAATTTTTTTTGAGAATCTTTTTTTATTTTTTTTACATTTTATACATTAATTAAAAACAATTTTAAAACCTATATAAAATTAACATGCATATAGCTTACAATGAATAAAATTTTTTTATTATTATTACTTTTATTTAATATTAATTTTATAAAATCTCAGATAATATCACCTATTTTTGGAAAAGAATCTTTTAAAAATAATATTATAACAAATATTAGATTAGCAAATAACAGTATTAAAGCTACAATTTATAAATTAGATGATAATGATATTATTGGTGAAATAACTAATGCAAGTAAAAGGGGTGTTATTTTTGATTTTATATGCGATGAAGATGCGTATAAAGAATGTATAAATTTTGAAAAATATGGAAGCATATCTAAATTTACAAAAAAATCATATAATAAATTACATGCAAAATCAATCCTAATTGATAATAAAATTCTAATATTAGGATCTTTCAATCTTGATAAATCTGCATTTACAACCAATATGGAAGTTGGAATAATTATAGAAGATACAAATGTAGTGAATAATTATAATAACTTCCTACAAAAAGTTAAAGAATAAATGTATAATATTAATAATGGATAATGATATTATAAATTTTTTAAAATTATGCAATATTAATTTAGAAAATGAAAATGATCTTAATGGAATGTTAATTCCTAGAGAAGTTATGTTATCTGAAAAAACATATGAAAATATTAAAGATAAAATAATAGATTTAAAAAAAAAATTAAGCAGTTCTAGTTTAACATCTCTACATAAAAATGCAAAACAAGAACAAAAATGGCCTTTATTAAATTTAGTTAGACAAATATTGAAAACATTTAATTTTACAATGAAGCCAATTAGAAAAGCCGATGGGTATACAAAAGATGGAAAAAAAAAATATAAACGTTATTTCATAATTGATAAAATAAATTTACAAACAACAAAATAATTTATTTTTTATGATTATAATGTCTTATACTATGACGTACATGATTATGATGATTATGATGATGTTTTTTTGGAAAAATATTACGAATAAAGCCAAATAAAATATTATGGTGTCTATCAATACTATTACTACTATCTCTTTTATTATTATTAGTATTAATACTATGATTTTTATGGGGTATTATCGGATATGATCGATCAAAATTTTGAACCACGTCTTGATTATTTTTTGGATGTTTACTATTAATATCTAAATAAGTTTTTGTTGAATTATTTATAATCTTATTTCTTAAATTAGCTGAATGATATTCTAGTTTTTTTAAAAAATTTAAATATATTGTATCGTCATATATATTAGAAAATGTTTCAGAAATATTGTATTTTATAAAAGCACGTGCTAATGCAAATAAATTTGCAATTATAATAATAATCCATAATATTGTTTTACCAGAAATATTAAAATTTAATATATTAGAACATTCCATATATATTAAATAAATAAATAAATTATTCTGCCGCAATATCCTGTTTTTTATCTATCTCATTATACTGTTTTTCCCAATAGTTACTCCATTTATCAGTATTATTTTCTTTATTTTCTTTGTTTTCTTTGCTTTCTATACATGTTTTACTAATTTGCTCCTTAACTTCAAGTTTTATTGAATTTTGTGAAATATCATGATTTGTATTATCTAATATACTTGTTGTATTATTTTCATGATCGTTTATATTTTTAGATGCTATATTATTGTTCTTATCAGCTTCATTTTCTTGAGCTTCATTTTCTTGAGTTTGTTTTTCTTCAGTTTGATTTTCTTCAGTTTGATTTTCTTTAATAGTTTCGTTATCATTATCATCATCTAAATAATTATAGCCATAATAGGCAAGAAGAGTACCAATTGCACCTAAACCTAAAATAGTAGTTGCATTATTATTCATTATAGAAAATATTGATAGAATGTTTTTATTATTTAAACAAATTAAATAATAAATTTAAAAAATATCCACATAAATAATAAAATGAAAAATTCAAATTATAACAGCATATTTAATGTAAATTTTTTTATGTCTATATTATTTTTTGTCGTTAGTAATATTTTTATTTATTTTTTAATTTTTCAAAACGTATTTTATATTTACTGGGGTCCAAATGAGTTAACTATAAAATTCATATTTTGGTTTTTTGCTGAAATAATTGTTTTTTTATTATCTAGATGTCTTTACACTATCGACCGAAATGAAATTAACCACGAATCATATCATAATGGTTCTCCTTTACTTCCATAACTTCTTCAAGAATTAATTAACTATATTAAAAAAAACATTACATACTCAAAATAATGAATAATAATTTTTTCTGGGGAAACCCAGATGCAAGTATACATTTTTGTGAAAACAAATATGATAAAAATATATGGATTGCTGAATATTATAATTCAATATCTGCGTTTTGTTATATTATAGTAGCTTTTTACTTATATAGTAAAGAAAAATATATTATAGGAGATGATTTATTATTTTTAGGGATATCAACATTTTTATTTCATATGTCTTTAAGATCATGGGCGCAAATACTAGATGAAACATCAATGATCGTATTAAGTTATGATGTTATACAACATGTTACTAAAATTAAAAGAATATTTATATATCCTATTTTAGTAACATATTTAATATTTCATAAATATTTTATATTTTTTCTTATGATATTTGCTAGCATGCAAATATATTTAACAAAAATGGGATTAAAGTTAACAAAAGGTACTAAAAGAATGTATTTATATTTATACATTGTATTTTTTATTTTAGGGTTTGTATGTTGGATCATCGATCAAATTGCATGTGAAAAAGAAAATAACATTAACTATCATTTTTTATGGCATAATTTATCAGCCCTTGCTATATTTTTTGGATTATTAGCAGTTGAATAAATAAAAATATAATTATTAATTATAAATGTGGCAAATTTTAATGGGTTTTAGCATGGGAGTATATGTTGGTACTAATTATAATTGTAAACCGACAATTTTATTTATTAAGAATTGTATAAAAAATAATATTCCAGAAGATATAATTCCAAAAGAAAAAAAAGAAGATAATAATTAAATTTTATTTATTTTATAATATTTAATTATCAAGATAATTTTACATAATTTCATAAACATTATCTATTAATTTCCACTTAGCAATAATTTTTGGATTTGTAGAATTCTGATAAATATCTTGAGGATCATAAACATTACCTTCTTTATCTAAATGTCGTATAATACCACCAATTTCTTCGGCCCATATTTGTACTTTTTTATGTGTTGGTTGACTTTTTTCACTAGTAATTACACCATGAGGAGTACCTTTAATATGAGTTCCACAAAATTCATCAGTTTCTTTTTTACGACGAGTGCATTGTTCGCCATTTGCACGTAAAGCACGACATCTTTCATGAAATGGTACTATATTTTTAACCCTTGTTCTTTTTTGAATATCTTCTTTTTTAAATTCTAGATGACTATATGAATAGATATATTCTAATAATTCTAATTTATCTTTTTCATTAATCGAATTCAACACTTGAAGTTTATTAACAATATCATTTTTAAAATCAGACGTCCATACTTTTACTTTTGTATTGATGCGCTTTTCCATTATATAAGATAATTTATAATGAAAACCCAAAGTATTTTATTAAAATCAATTTTATTTATAACATAAAGAAATTCAATTACTTAAAACTTATTTAATCCTGTAGGTAAAATTAAGAAAAGAACAAACATCATATTTGCGAATATTTGATAAGACATAATCTCCATATGATCTATTCTTGGTGAAAGATAGGGAACTGCTAAAAAAGATGTATTAATTATTAGTATACCTAATACAAAAATAAATAAATCAACTATCATTATATAAATTATAAGATATTATAATCAGAAAAATTAGGATCCCATACAGAAGGTAATTTACTTTTATCTATCTCATGATATGATAAAGGAGTTTGTTGGTTGAAATTTTTCAATATATATTCAGGTTCAACATTAAGAATATTATTATCAAAATTAATTCTAGTTAATACTAAAGAATTATATTCAGTTTTCCAATTATTACTTGTAATATAATTATCTAATTTGGTATATTCAATATCGTCCAATATATTTATTTTACCTAAAAATAAAGCAAATCTTATTAAACCACATCTTTTGTAAAGTCCATCAATGTCTGAAATTTTTTCATTATACATACTTTTTTCTTTATAATCATCAGTCCAGCATCCATATCTAAATGCTTTTTTAAAAGAAGAAAAAAATAATGAATCGCTTTTTGTTTTTGTATTATTACCTTTTTGTCCTAAGGCAGCAACTATTGGTAAAAAATTAAAATAATTTCCATAATATGCAATTGTAGGTATTTCAATACGTTTTTCATTTAATTTTATATAGATTAAAGAAGGGTTTTTATAAAAAGTATTATATACCGATTTATGAATAGGGAAATTTAAAACTTTTTTATGATTACAAATTTCATCCATAATACACCACCATAGTTCATTATTTTTATTCATATAATAGACTTTATTAATAATGTTGTTTTCTAAAGTACTAATATTATAAAAAATAAATACTGTTTTGTTTTTTTCAATAAATCCATCGGGTTCTATTTTCTTACCAATAATATTTTCTATAAATTTATTAGATTCACTCTTAAAATTATTTTTAAATTTAATAAATGGAAATACTAACATATTAGATAATGATGAATTATTTGAGGGTGGATATTTATATAAAAGATACTGTAAAAACGGATGTTTAACATTTTGTTGTGTTTTACAATGCACTATTCGATAAATACAAAATGAAATTCTATCAATATTTTTACTTATATTATTTAAATCTGTATTAATTGAAGTTGATAAATCATATGTATAATTAAAACAATCAGAATTAGGATCAACTATAGGAGTGTCTAATTTAATATGAATTTTACCATTGTTATTTTTTATAATATCTAATTTATTTTTTTTATTGGGTTTATTATTTTTAAATTTTTCTTTATAATGTGAAGTAGTATTCATATTATAAATTACTGTTATTATTTTTTTGATAATTTTCTTCTAATATTTTCCCTCACTGTTTCTTCTCTTGTATTCATAATAAATTTACTTAATTCGGTAGCTTGTTCTTTATTTCCATTAAAATATTTTGCAAGAGAATCAAGTAAATGTTTTTTAGAAAGTGGTTTTTTACTTTTACTTTTTGTATACAACAATTTATTCCCAGCTCCTAATTCAAAACAATCAATCTCATTATTTTTCATTGTTTCTACTAAAGTTTCAGTTGCACTTTTTTTTTCATTTTTTAATTCTCTTACACGTTTTTGTAATTCTTTTATTTGATCGTCCATAGAAATCCAATTTTTTACAACAGCTAACAATTCTTCTTTATTCATTATATATAATTATTTTACATTTTTAAATGTCTTTTACATAACTTATTTTGAATACAATCAGGTGTACTGCATTTACAGTTACATTTCTCTCCTTTTCTCTTACCTGATTTTAATATTTTAATACATAGTGTAGTATTTTCAGAGGGTATTTTCCTTTCCCTGTTATGTCTTTTACAATAATTATTAAGACATTTAGTATTACAAAGTTCTCCTTTTCTCTTACCAGTTTTAAAAACAGCTTTACAATAATTATTTAAACTTAATTTTGATGGAGGCCAATTTATACCGTTAATCTTATCACTATATAAACTAGAATAATATGGTATTGTTCCTCTTTGAATATTTCTACAATACGGACATTTTAAATCGAATTTTGATAAAGATGTAACCTCGTAATGACTTTTATTAAATTTTTGGTTAATAAATTCTTTTATTAATGGAATATAATTAAATTTATGACCGCAACTCATTGTATAATATTTTTCTTCTAATTTTTCGTTTGTGATAAGACAAAGATCATTTAAACATGTTTCACTTTCACTTTCTCTTTCATTTTCTTCAGATATTAATTGCATAAGATATTTGTTAAAATCTGTCGTATTTTTTATAATAAAATTATCCATATTTAAATTATTTTCTTGAAAAGTCTTTATATCTTTTATATATAATG